TAAAAAGAATCTTCATAATCTTATTACACCTTCAGGGTATATGTCTCTATTATCATACCATTCATCTTTTATATGAAACCATTTTTCTGGCATAATAACTTTTTTATTTTTGTTTTTATTAAGATAAGAGCCCCACCAACCAAAAGAAGAGGCCGAACTTATATTGTCTGTACATAGAGTAGAGAAAATAAAATCAGCATAAAAGCTATTTGAATTTATAATTCTTATATTAGAGGTTTGCTTTATTTTTAATGTAGTATATGCATAGTTATCAGTCACAACAACAAATAATCTATTTTTACCAAAATATTCAAAACTCTTTTTAAGATACTCAGGATTTTCCAAAACGTCACAGTGTATATGTCTTGGATCTATTGCACCGCCTGAGTATGTACGAATCTGTACACCTACCGGTTGATCTTTTAGATAATCTTTATACTTTTCATTTACTTGCTCTACCAATTCATCCGGAAACTCGAATGATTTTAATATTTTTTCTTTATTATGTTTAAAATATTTTTCTGTTTGAAAATAGCCATTTAAAGCTAAATTTGGCAGTCTTGGAATAGGTGAATAATAAAAATGTTTTTCTGTATAGCGATTAGTTATTATAGGTAGTTCATTATATGTTTTTAACTTGTTTTTAAAAACAGCATTAGCTTCAAAAGATGGAAATATAGCTTCATCGTTACAATCTATTGCGTGAGATATTGTTGCCGCTATTTGAAAAAGTTGATTACCAAATCTTCCATTTTGACCTAATAAAGGATAGCAAATCATAATGTATAGCTCTCTCTTTCCTTTGTTTGAGAATTATTAAGCTGTGGATGCCATAAGTGTAAGTTGTATGCGTTACGATTAGACTTAATAGCTGTATTATGCTTTGCAACAACATTATCAAACAATTCTTTCTCTTCTCCACCGTAACAATCTTTTGACGGAAACCCATTTACACTAAAGAATAATTTTCTTGGAATCGAAAAATTATTACCCCACGGATACCAAGTATTAAAAGCTTCATTGTATGTATAAGCGCTATTATCGTGACGTAAATCCTTTTCAATAATTTTTATTTTCTTAAGAAGCTCTATATGATCAGTACTATCTAAATATTTTTCAATTTCTTCAGTAGTCCTTTCGTTCGGACCAAAAATTATATCATTCTGCATATCTGGGTCCATATGGGCTGAAACAAAATTAGACGAAAATAAATTATCACCATTAGTAAAGATTAGTCTGTCACCGGTAGATAGTGTTGCTGCCGTGTTCCAGTTATCAGCAAGAGTATATTTTCTATCTTTTGATTTTTTATTTAGCGATACCCTTACACCGCTAAATAATTTTTCTACCATCTGTAACGTTCCATCGTTAGAGTTGTCATCGGCTAGAATGACTTCATAATTATCGTAAGACTGTTTAATAATACTGCTCAAACTAAATTTAAGCCTCTTACACTGATTATAGGACGAAATTATAACTGAAGCTTTTTTTGAAAAAGTTTTTAAGAATGGAATAGGTTGCTGCTTGTTTTCTATATCGGAAAAATCTTCCAACTGCCAGCATATCTTTGGTTTAAAAGCATAACAGTTATTGCCAGATTGTATGCTTGTTAATATTACATCTATAGGCTGCTTGAGATCAAAAGTATTTTCTGGTAAATTATTCAATAGAAAGGGTATATGCTTACAGTTTAACCCGTAACAATTAGTTGTATATGTATGAGATATTTTTTCTAAATTAACATTAATGGATTTATTTTTTGTTTGATGGTTACCGCCAAAATAAAGCATATCCCAATCCTTAGGTACCTGTCTATAAAAAAACTCAAAAGTTTCATTAAACTTCTCACAAAATACGTTATCATCTTCAACAACAAGAACATTTTTATAATTCTTTTCCTTAGCATCTATAAAGACTTTTCTATGACTATATGCACAGCCCGTCACACCTTCATGGTTCCATCCATTGCCAACCGCCTTATTAACTAGTACCGCTTTACCATCAACAGCTTCTATCAATTTAAATGTAGACGATATTCTGTTAAACTGCTCAGTAATATGCTTTAACCTATCAGGTCTTCTCTTTAAGTTAATAACATAAACACAGTCAAAATATTTATTGAGCATACTTCTTATGAATTTGTTTGAGAATTTTTCTTAACTTAGGTTCGGGGGTATCCTCTACAGATCCGTGCCATGCAGGACTTACACCGTGCTTTTTCTTAAAAAGCTCCATTCCGTTTAAAATATTATCCTTCCAATCCGACCTCGGTCGAATAGAGCTACTATTTTCAGAGCATTCTATCTCATCTAGATATTTGTGACTGTCAGCTAAATCAGCAAAATTCCAATATGGAGTAAACATACCTGATTTTGTCATTCTATAGTCATGATCTACATGTTCAAATGCATTGGTGTAATCTTCATCTAAGAGTCCAACATCCTCTAGGACCTGCTTACTATAGTAACAAAATGCCCCTACGCTATGCATGTTTATAGCTATTTTTATCTTACCATAATCAATAACATATCTAGGTTGCGGTTCACCGCCTGAAACTCCTCCTTTATTAGCCGGGCCGTGATAACCAAAATTAAAATGCTGTATGCCTGTGATGTTTCTAGCCTCAATATATTTTTGAAAAACGTTTGGATCTTTAACTATAATATCATCCTCAACAATAAAGATGTGATCACAGTCGCTGCCTAGTAAGTAACGAAAAAGTTTATTTTTCGATTTCCCGACACCAAGATTTGTACTATTGTGAAAATAGGTAAATGACTTTTCTTTCTGAAGTTTATCTATATCTTCAAAATCGCTACCATCATTAACAACTGCTAACACGGGGTTATCTGGAATAGATCTAAAGCATTTAAGAAAAAACTTAGGCCTATTACATGTAACAATTCCAACACCTATTTTATTTGATTGCATAAAAATCCACCTTTCTTAAATCCGATAATTGTGTACCACCACTGTAACTAATGGCAGAAGAAAGATCTTGTCGAATTTCTTCAAACTTATCTAAATACGTCATAGTGTTGTGAGGTACCTTTTTTAGTGTACCTTCTATGTGTACATTTTCCACTTTATTATGCACAGATGCTGAGCCGAAATATAATTTATATGTTTGTCCGCTTTCATCCTCAAAAACATCAGCTGGGCTATCGCTGCATTCCGCAAATAATGACCCGCACATAACCATATCTGCACCTGCAACTATTGCTTTAGCAATATCACCATTGCATTTTATCCCACCATCTGCAATAATTGGTATACCGATATTTTCTTGAAAGATATTCCTAACACATGTAAACATAGGCATCGTAAAACCGGTTTTATCCTTTGTTGTACAGGCATTACCTTGACCTATACCAACCTTAACCGCATCTGCACCTGCATTCATAAGATCTAATGCCGCGTGTGCCGTTGCAATATTACCAGCTATTAAAAACGTTTTTGGTAGCGTATTCTTTATAAACTCCACCATCCTAATACAATCATCGCTATGACCGTGAGCAATATCAATAGTAATATAGTCTATACTATAATCGCTATTCTTAATACAATTAACAAGCGATATATCTTCTTGCTTAATACCTACACTTATTGAGGTATAGAAATTCTCTTCAATTGCTTTAGTTACAAAATATTTGTTATTGTCAAATCTGTGCATTGTGTAAAAAAATCCGTTATTAGCTAATACTTTAGCTAGTTTTTCATCAATAGTGCACTTCATATTAGAAGGTATTACAGGCAAATTAAACGTTCTTTGACCGAGCGTTGTAGATACCTTAGCTTTAGATCTAGACTTTAATATACCCCGGTTTGGAGTTAAAGTTATGTCACTGTAAGAATATGCAGTCTTAACTACTTCCTGTTGCACTTGTATATATTATAATATAACTAAATATAATCAATAAATAATGTATGCTCAATAATAGTGTAAATGTCAGAGATCTAAACCAAGTAGATCAAATTAATGAAGGTGATCTACTTATACTAGAAACATCTAGCGGTACTAATACTATTGACTTTCAAAATTTTGTTGTCGGACCAAATAACGTAAGTTGGTATTCCAGTTTTTTAGCGGTTAGCTCTATTTTTACCTCGCTTAGTACACAGGGTACCTTTGCCTCTCTTATAACTCCTACTATTTCATCAACCAATATTACAACAGCAAATATCTCAGCAAGATTTTTAAACCTTGTTCATGTACCTGCAAATGATGGTGCTAACCCTAACATTTTTATAGGCGAAGGCACGACAGCTGACGGGTTGACCGGATTTAATATTTTCTTTGATGAATTATTAAATCAGTTAACAGTTTCTTCTTCTTTTAGTGGTGTAGTTAATAATACTTTCGTAGCAGATCGTAATGGAAATATTGGGTTAGGCTCAACTGCTCCTAGCACCAGATTGGAAATTGTTAATAACAGTGCTCTTGATACAGCTACACCCGGTAAAAATAATTTTTATGGGTTACATTTTAACGGCCAAACCACCCAGGATTATGCTGGCGGTATAACATGGAACGGTGGGAGTGCTGGTGCCCAGGCAGGAATCTATGTACAGGGTTCTGGACTGTATGGAACAAAAATGTATTTCGGTACAACAGATAATTATAATATAGGTTCAAAAACAAGCATGATAATTGATCACAAAGGCAATACTTTAGCACTATCAGGTATCGGGTTTATTAAAAATGGCGGAACTGTCACTCAGCCTAGCAGCAAAGGCGATGCTGTCACTATGCATGCACCTGCAGGTAAAATTGCTGTAGCTAGCGGAAATATTCTTTATCCTGGATACGCATCATTTAATTTTAATAATTTTTGTATTTCAAATACAGATATAATTTTATTACAACAGCAAACAGGTACAATGGGTGCTTATAATATAACAGCTTTGCCTTCCAATGGATCAGCCACTATAACCATTAGAAATGTTTCTAATGGTGCTTTAAATGAACCTTTTGAGATAAGATTTGCTGTAATAAAGACAGCCGCTTCTTGATCAAGGCTAGTAAGTTAATACTGAAACGTATTATTATCTTCTGGAGTCTCTTCTTTATGAAACGGTAATGCTTTGTAAATCTTGTGTAGAATTTGCTTATCTTTAAGACCTAATGCTTTTAATCTGGAGTATTCTTTTCTGAAAGCACTTTTAAATTCCATAGAAAGGCTAAAATTTCGCGGGTAAAACAACCGGGAAACTGTTTTAATGGGTTTATAGTTTTCTAATATCTTCTTTGCTTTGTTGTCAAAATTCACACTATTATTTATTATAGAATACCTTTGTCTTTTTTCAGAAATTCTTTTTGATCTCTTATTAATTGCTCCATTTTAGCAATCTCATCCATGTTAACTAAGCTTTGCTCTTCACCGTACATTGTGCCTTCCGGTGTAACATACATTGCAATCTGCTCTATTCTCTCTTCTGTTGTACCGGAGATTTCTATAAGAGCGGGGCTATCGTGTTGTGGGAAAAAAGGCGAGACACCAGTAGTCTGAATTTGCTTATGAATGGCTTTAAAGATATTATCTATTTCAATAACATATTGTGGGTCAGTTTCCCTAATTAAATTACTTTCTATAGGCCCCATTAAATCTCTGGTTATTAGAAAAATAATATCCAATGAGCGCATACTTTCTTTTACTTTTTCTATAGACATATTAATGTAATTTTCATTAAATCCCTTTAGACCCTTATCATGTGCCCAGAGCGTATAAACTATATTATCTAACGGGCATCTATCATACACAACCTTATCATGCGGTGTGTAAGGCTTTTGTTGTGTAATCATGAAATCTAATATTGCTAGTTGTGTCTTTTTATCTGTTTTTTTACTATGCCTGTTATTTTTTATTACATCTCTATATGTTGTTTTTGGCGTTTTATAATCAGACCAACGCTCTAGAAATGCTTTTACTACTGTAGTCTTACCTGTACACGCTGTTCCGCTAAAGGCAATCCGCATATTGTTATAATAGTGTAAAGTTCCTTGTAATCAACGGCCAATGAGCGGTTTGAATATATCCTCAAATGTTTTTGGCGGGTTGTTGAATCTATCGGGTTTTCTTAATTCAGCTTCTGTTTGTCCTTCTCTACCAAAAGGATTTGATTTTGTAGCGCCTTGTGGTATATTTTGAAAAACAATTCTATGTGTTTTAGGCGGTGAGCTTGGACGCGACAATTCTGGATAATTTAGTTGATGTGTACCTATAGTTAAATTATCACCATTTAAATTAGCTATGCTACCCATATACGGTCCAAATAATTCATTTATATCTTGTGCCAGTTGCTGCATAGAATATTGATTTTCAGCTTGTGCTTGCTGTAAGTTTTTACCATTCTCTTGAATATAATTCATTAAATCAGAAATCATTGCTTGAAAAATAGCATTAGAACGTTGCTGTAATTCTAAAGGATTTGCAGAATATTTTTGTTCTAAATCTTTTAGTGCTTCATCAAGAACATCCGCTTTTCTCTCCAATTCATCTCTAAACGTTTCTGCACTAGAAGATGCACCTTCTCTAAGAAAAAACTTGTTAAATGGCTTCATTTTTTTCTTAATTTATTTACAAAGTCTAAGGTGGTATCATACTCTTGATCTTGTGGTTGTTGATTGTATTGTATAGGAGCAGCTTGCATAGGATTAGCAGCAGTAGCTTGCTTACCAAAAGGATCTAATACTTGTTGACCAGGTCTAATAATATTTGTAACTTCTTTATATCGTTTTGTTGCTGGATCGTATACAGCGGGAGTAACAAAAGTACCCAAGGCTGCTGCCTGCGCTGGTGTTAATACACGCCCACCAAAAGTATAGACCATATTACTTTGACCGGGTAGAGTAGGACCAGAGGAAGATTGATCATTATTACCCTCTCCTTCATCTTTCGTTTCACCACTTCTACCAGAAGTTTCTTTCATTTTTTTATCAAACCATGCATTTAAAGGGTTTATTATATTTGCAAACAATCTTGTCTGCATCTGTCTGTAAGCTTGGAACGCCGGTAACCCAACTCTAGTTAATTTCTTTACTGTCTTTTTTGCAGATTTTGCTAATCCCTTACCTACACCCTGGATAACTTCTTGCGTTGCATTTGCAGCTTTTGTCTCAATAGATTTAGCTGCTTCCTTACTTGCAGCCTCAGCGCCAGTTTCTGCGGTTTTAGCAACTTCTTTTTCAATCTTAGCTGCCCCCTCCGCTGCTTTTAAAGCCGCACCCGGTGTTGCAATTTTATCAAAATATTTTAAATCTGGATAAACTTTTCGAATCACATCTATTACACTTGCAGGGGGTATATTGCCCATTTCTTTGCCAATGGTATGAAGATATGGCGCAACTAATGCGTCAGCCGGATTATCTACAATAAACTCAATAGCTTTTTTCACGGCACCTTCCTCACCATAAACTTCTCTAGGATTTTTTTTCATTCTTTCTCCTAGATGATAAATCTGCTTATCAACTAACTCTTTAAAGGTTTTATTTGTTTTTATGCCTTCCATTGCTGCTCGCGCGTAGTATTCTGTCCATTTAGCTACTTCCTCTGGTGATTTGCCTTCTAAACCTTTTAACGTGCCGGTTTTTGCAGTAGCCTCTAAAGTTTCTCCGGTACCTTTACCAAATGCATCAATAGCTGCTTTCTTAGCTTCTGCACCGCCTATTTTTTCAGCTGCCATTGCCATGGCTTCTGGCCCGCCCTTTGTACCTTTAACCAGCTTTAACATTTTTGTGTATATCTCCTCTATAAGCTTAGGAAATTTTGCGGCATTTTTGGTAGCATAATGGATGCTACCTCTTAACCCTATCCAACCGCCGCCGCCTATAGCAGCACCGGCTGCGGCACCAGGTATTGCGCCTACACCTGCACCAGCAGCCCCGGCTGCTGCACCTGCACCTGCGCCCATAAATAGACCCATATTTGGAACACAATTAAACAAATTTAATGCATACATCATCCAATTAAAAGTAGATGGTTTTTTTCTCCAAATAAAATATGCTTCAATTGCATCGTCAACAGACATAAGACCTGTAGGATCTATTATTTCTACTGCTGTCATAAATATTTTACCTGCTGTACTATCTGCGTCCCCGGCTAACCACTTTAACCCAGGAATTTTTTTACCCTTCAATGCAAATTTACCAATAGGATCAAGTATATTCTTTTCTAGTGGTTCTAAAAAATTACCTAACGATTCTAACGAACCTTCATTTAAAGGTTTATACTCATTAGCTACATATTGCTTAAACGTTTTCATATTATCCTCTATACTCAAAGTGATGCGGGTCACCCGGAATTTGAGCATAATACCATCCAAACTTCGGCCCGTTAGTTTGCATCCATGCATATTCAGATGTACCGCGTTGTAAATCTAGTGCATTACCTAAGCCGTGTTTAGATGATCCAGGCTTACCTACAACAGCATATTTTCCTCTTAGACCTGCTTGATGATCTGTATTTCTATATGCACTATTAATTTTTATAGGTCCACCGTAAGCTTGTTGTGCAGAAAGAAAGGCTTTTGCAGCTCTAGGTGCAAGGTATGCATCATCTTTATACCATTGAGATAAACCAGGAGCTTCAGCATCATACTTACCAACCTTAACCAAATCCTTTTGCTGCAATTGACCGTTCTTACCGCTCATTGCAACAGGAGCATTTCTAGCTGTTACTTCAGGTTTTGCTATCGGCTTTGCAGAAGGCTGAACGACAGAAGAAGTAGGCTTAGCAGTAGAAATAGCCGTCTGCGGTGTACCAGGGGCTATATTTGTTTTAGATGCGGTATTACCTGTCTGAGCAGGCCTTTTAAGCTGGGTCGTTCTAGAAGATGCACCGGAGACATCGAAATATGCTTCTTTTACAAATTTTTTGAAACTAATCACATATTATTTATATTCAATACAGGTAATGTATTAGAATATATAAGTCTATCAAATAAAATGACTTATCTATTGATAACTGAGGCTAGTCTGGATTTAAACTGCTCTACAAACTTTTCTACAAAACTATCTAGAGCTTTATTGCCAGCTTCTATGCCATTATTCTTAATAATATTAGTTAGCTGGTCTTGATTGAGAAGAACTCTCCAGGATTCTTTGCCACCATTTTCACCAGTAATATTGACATCGATATTAATATTCATAAAACAATTTAATTAAAAACAATATAAATGCAACTACACCTTTAATGCTTTATCCCAAATTACAAGTTGTAGCCTAGGACTAAACTTTAAATCATGCTTTTTACATAATTCTGCAACCATTGCCGCCTTATTTGTATGTTCTGTCCTACTACCACAACATGGCATTAACCATACCCTATGCTTAGGTACTAATACATCAGGATGTTCGATGTACTTTCGATATACTTCATCTAAATCTCTTAGATCATTAATCACAAATTTAAAGCCTGAACCCGCCCTAACGTGCCATCTGAGGACGGTAGGTTTATATCTTTTTTCTTCTGAATCACCATTATTCGATAGCTTTGGCGAAGTTGTATATGTAGCTTGATATACTGACCATTCATCTAATGGCTGTATAGTTGCATTTGTTTCGAAATCAATTTTAGGTATAAACCCATTTCTCTTAGAAAACTCTCTTACTAGCTCCAATAAAGCTTTCTGCTGGATAAGAGGTTCACCGCCAGTAATCTTCCATATTGCTCCATCACGTAAATGCTTTGTGTGTCCTTCATTGTCTAATATATCAAGAATATCATTAACTGTAAAACGGTTTTTTACGGACCAACTGACAAAACTATCACAACCATGAGGTGAATCAGCTGATGCAAACCCCTTGCAAGTTAAATTACACATTGAAACTCGCATGAAAACTGAGGGCATGCCCGCATATTCTCCTTCACCTTCAATAGTATAAAAAATCTTATCATCGCTTAAGAAAATAATAGGTTGCTCACTCATTATTAATATAATATATGCTTTATTCGGTTATTCAAGAATAAATATATATAGATGTCGAAAAAAGACAGACAGCTCAAAAAAGCTGCAAAATTTGATAAAAGCGGTAGCGATTTATTAAAGTCGGATATTTTTCTTAATTTCAAAATAGATCAAAAGTTTCATTTTAACGATAGGCATAAAGCTTTTGTTGAGAAAGCAAGTGACCCTAACTCCCAAATAATATTTTGCGATGGACCTGCAGGTTCTTCTAAGACTTATTGTGCAGTATATGTTGCGTTGACTATGTTAAAAGAACGTAAGATTGATGAAATATTCTACATTAGAAGTATCGTTGAATCTGCGACTCGAAAGCTAGGAAGCTTACCCGGAGAAGTAGATGAAAAGTTTAAGCCCTGGAGTATACCACTAATTGAAAAATGTGACGAGCTTGTTGGTAAGCAAACAACAAATGTTTTATTTGAAAGTGAGTATATTAAGTCAATACCAGTAAACTTTCTTCGTGGCTCAACTTTTGCTAATTCCGTGGTTATTGTTGATGAAGCCCAAAATTTAGAGCACAGCGAACTTGTCACAATATTAACTAGATTTGGTAGAAACTGTAAGTTATTTGTTATTGGCGATGCGAGACAATCAGATATTTTTGACAAATCTGGCTTTAAAAAGATTATGAATGTATTTGATACTGATGAAAGCAGTGCCCATGGTATACACTCATTTCATTTCACCGAGGACGATATAACTAGAAGTAAGCTACTTAAATATATTGTTAAAGTTATAAGTACAATCAAAAAATAATTACATACCCCAGCTAGTACCGCCAAATGGATTTGACCAACCTGTTGTAACGTTGTTACCCACTGTTGTACGTGCTGGTAACGAGGCATTACCAGTGCTACTATCTACCTTTACATTCTCGACAGGCTTTTGATCAAACGGAAGCTCAAATTGCTCTGCATATACTTTAGCTGTATGTTTATCACATGAACACTTACGACTCTCCGCAGAGACGATTGCAGAATTTTTATCATGCTCCCAAACTTCAACCTTTTGTACCCAACATCTATTGTTTGTTATGCCTCTTACATGTGCATCAGCCACATCAAAACACCAGTCTGCTGTTCTTTCAATGCCCACACCTTTATGCATAATTCTAAGATCTGCTGCACCGGCATCATGCAAAGCTTTAAATTGATCTAACAATGGGTCATCTGCAGAAACACAAAATGTATGGTCAAATTGTTTTTCTAAAACTTGCTTGAGTTCCTTTAATCCACCAAAATCTACAACCCAATTTCTTTCATCCAGTCTATCACATGCAAACCAAAATTTTGCTACTAACCTGTAACCATGTATTAATTTGCAATGACTATCTGCTCTCCATTGCCTAAATGCACAACTACCTAATTCAATTATCTTTGTACTCTCAAATTGCATATGTTTATATTAATATGCAAATACGGCTAATCAAGTTATTTCTTTTGATTTGCCTTGCAGTCCGTACAACCATCACAATCACAGCCTTCTGCAGCATACTTACAGTGTTCTTCTGTAACTAATTTGAAACTATAATACTTTTCAAGATATGTTGAAACGGCACCATCAAAACTCTCACTTGTTTTGGTCTTACCTGCATTATTCAATGCTATAGCAGCCGCTTGCTTCTGTGCAGCTTCCTTGCTAGCAGGCTTTGAAGAACCTATCTTACCTTTAGCTTTGTAACTATTCATTAATTCAGAAATATTTTTACCTACTGTTTGTGCTGATGATCCGGGGTTTAATGGCATAATAATATTTATATTAAATTAACACCTTTTAATTCTTTTAAAACAAATATAATAGGCTTAGTCGACTTTTTAATTTGCGGCAACTCTGCAAGTTTTTGCATAACTTTATCAAATTTATCTAGATTTCTATCTTTATTTGGTAATATTTTGTCAGAAATTTTATTTACCATATCGCCTAAATCATCTGGCAGGTTATTTGCAAGCAATTCTTCTAATGCCTTTCTAACAGTCTGTCTTACTTCGTCTTGAATAGTCTGTAAGGATATTTTACCCTCTTGATCTGTAATTCTATTTAGAACTGAAATGATTTTACTTCCTTGATAATCCATAACCTTTGCATTGTAATATCTATCTTGTTCTTTTATTTTTTTAAATTTAATAATTAATATACCTTTTTGCTCGGGATTGCCTAGAACTGCAAAATCTAAGCTTAAATCTATTTCCCTAGCTAGTTCAGTAGGCTCTAGTTCTATAATTTGGTTAACTTTTCTTCTACCTTCAAAAATACCTTTAGTGGTCATTCCCGAGGCCTGGTACTCCACCACCCCGTGCTTCATAGTCTTTAAGCCTTTAAGAGGTAAATTTTTTACATAAATAGTATCGCCTTCCCTAACACCAGTAGGATATTCTTTTGACTTAGCTTTTCCATATCTGTCTACATCTACTAAATCATTAGGATTTAATGTTCTTATAAATTTACCCAATTTACCTATAAAATTATTTTTACCTACAACAAACTTAGGAATACTAGAATAGGCTGATACGGCTTTGCCCGCTAAATTGCCTGCTGTTTTTAATAAATCGATAGGTGATAATCCTGGTATTAAATCTACTCCACTTTCATTTTGTAATATATTCTTATAAAAAGCCTTTAATTTTTCACTTTCATAACCTAGTTCTTTTAAATAGGTTTCTATAAATTCATCGTTATTACTATTGAGAATATTTTTATAGCTAGGATTATCTTTGTTGATATTATTTTTCTGCAAAGCAGTTAAGATTTTTTTTTTGAAATTATCGAATGATGGTTTTTCTTGTACCGGTTCTATATGCTTCTTATCAACAGTCTGAATAGGTTCTATATTACTAGGGACATTTAATACATATACTTCAACAGTGTCAATACTTTCTGATAATATATAGCCTTCAAAGCTAGATACATTCTCATAGCCAAATGTAGATAGCTGTGACGGGTCTACCTTAATTCTAACTTTCTTGAGCTTAGTTTGACCTAATGCTCTTTCAATTAAACCATCTACACGCATATGTTATTTATCCTTGATTAACCATGTTTATAACTTATAATAATGTATGGTTAAAAAACGTAATTTACAATTTGCAAATCACAATCACCCAGTAAACGAGCAAGAAAAACAAGAGATTATAGATAAAGCGGCTAAAGCCTATGAATCTTACATGGATGCTCTTGGCTATGATTGGAGAAATGATCCGAACAGCGCTAATACACCACATAGGGTTGCTAAGGCTTTCGTAGAGGATTTTGCCTGGGGATGTTATAGTGAACCTCCTAAGATCACAGCATTTGATAATATAGATAAGTATGATGGCATAGTTGCGCAGACTAATATCAAAGTTACTTCTCTGTGCTCTCATCATCATGCACCTTTTACAGGTTTTGCACATGTCGCATATATCCCATCTAAAAATGGAAAGGTTATTGGGTTGAGTAAGCTTAATAGAATAGTTGATTGGTTCTCGCGTAGACCACAAGTTCAAGAAAACTTAACAATGCAAATACACGATTATATCGATACAGTTTGTGAAAAGAATAATGGCGTTGCAGTTATGATTGAAGCAGGACATACTTGTTGCTCCAATAGAGGTATCAGGCATGACTCTACTATGCGTACGGCTAGAATGTCAGGGGCCTTTCTAGACAATAAAGATAACTCTAGGGCCGAGTTTTACAAGTTTGTTGAGTTTGCACAAAATAGAAAACTTACCTGACTAAATAATTAGTGTAATCTCATCATAAAAGGTGAGCTCACTGTTCCACCTTCCAGCATTTCTTGCGTTAGGGATTTAGTATTTTTTTCCCATGAATACTGTAACTATAATGTTTTAATAGAATCTGATAATAAAGATAAATGTTACGATAGATTAAAAAAGTTTGGTGTAATGGATTATGTAGAGGACATCTTAACAGAAAATGAAGAGGAAGGATTGAGAATAGATAATAATTTTAATTACTCACCCACAATCTGTATGGTTAAATTTATTAAAGTAGAGAATATACACTACATTTTACATTCAATAGGCTTTAACGGTTTATATTAATATTCACAACACCGCCATTTTGCTTTATAAATTCTTCACCCAATAGTACAGGAGTGTCGTTTTCACTTCTATCAGCAAGACTAAATGGCACACCGTTAAATTGTTCTTTACCTAAACTACAATCTAATTTTACTACAGGTCTATCTTCTTTATTGCCGCTACCTATGTGAATGTATACTCTATCTGCGACAGGCAGTGTTAATCTTTTATCATTTACTGTTGTAAAAGTGACCTTGTCATTCTTTTCCTCTAGATCTAAAGCATGCAATACATTATAAGCACTATTCCCCGTATCTACTTTAGCTTTAACAGTTCCTATATGCTGTAAAGTTATACCTTCTGTTAGACCAAGTATTTGTTCGTAAAAAAATTGTTTAAACGTAACCATATAATATAGTATTTATTACTATAAATAATAATAATGAGCGAAAAAAAAGAAGTATTGAATATAACGGAAGCTTATAAAAAGATTGTTATAAATGAATTAGGCGGCTCAACTCCAGGGGACGGAGTCAGCACGGTACCCGCTCCGCAACATTCTTCTGTTGTTGCAATAAAAAATGAAGAGGAAATATCGCCTAGAGAAGTAGAAACGGGCGAAACCGGCTCAGATATGGCTAAAGGTGAATTATACAAACTACATAAAGATGCTAAGGACTTATATAATTTAATATCTTCATGTGAAAATTTAGAACCATGGATTTTTAGCAAAATAACTGTTGCCGCTAGTTATATTCAAGGGGTAAAAAATTATTTAGAATATGATAATTTTAAGAAAAAAGGAGAGTTTACCCCTGAAGCCGGAGGACATGAAGATCTTGTTGCAATGAAAGTGAAGGACATGCTAAATGGAGAGAGTCGTGAAGTTGTTGAGAAGGTTTTACGTCAAGCAATATTTAATTTAGAAGCTATACAAGCGCTAGAAGAAGTTAAGCAATAGTTCTTCTCGGGCCACCAAATTGTCTATTAATTTTAGTAAACTCTAATCTGTCTACTAATTTAACATGATTAGTACCAACAAATAATACAATTCCTTCATCTTTTGTCGGGGTAAAAGAGCCATCAGCATTTTGTATAAATGTTTTGCCTACTTTTGATTCTAACGTAGCTAGCGCTTGCAGTAATAAATTCTTAGCACGTGCCATGTGAAATGTACCTGTAATTAAATTCAAAAAATTTTCTTTATTTTGCTCTAAAAACGATAGCACACTATTCATTCTTAATTCGATATTATGTTTACCAGTAGGTGTTTTTTTTGATTCTTGTTCTTTCGTATATCTTGAAGCAATAAATTGCCTCAAACCGTCAATAAATTTGTCTATAAAAAACTCCTCTCCTCTAGCGGCGGCACCAAAAATACCTTGTGGTGCAATATCTACCTGTTTGTTTAAATATATTTTTAATAATGACAGAATAGGATTAGTTAGGTATTCGGCATTAAACTGCTGTGATATATTTCCAATATATAACTTAGCTTTACTTGCTTCAGCATTTATTTTTTTTAAAAGATCATCCGAAATATTAACAGATAAAGAACTAAAATTACTACTCTGAATAAACGCTTTAGATTTTACGCTGCTGGATATTAATGAGTCAACGTTTCTACCTTGCGAGATTAGCTCTATACCACCAGTACTAGTAGGTTTACCCTTAAATGATTCATGAACTATAATGCCAACTTCTGAATTACTTACTCTATTAGATAATGGACTCTTCGAATCTACAGGAACTGCATAAGCAATTATATTTGGCTTAAAAGTAATAAAATTCTCTTCCCCAATCTTTACAATTTTTTTATCTTTTGGAAGTGCAAATAATACATCAGCTTGATATATTTTGCCAGACCCGTCATAGGCCTGCCTCAAATATTTAAGTAAATTTTTTAATTTATTTTCTAGTTCAGGCTTATCGCCATAAAAAAGATTAACCTCAGAATCAGCATGCATTATTTTTGGATTTGCTTGACTCAATCCGCCTTTAAGTGATATAAAAAACTGATTTTTAAATTGTGATCTCGGATCAATACCAAATAGAATCATTGGACTGCCATCTATTTTTGCATTCATTTCTTGGTTCGTTTCAAAGCCTTTTATTTTTTTGTTTATTTCATCTATATGTTGAATAAAATTTTCAAACCCTTCTTTACCATTTTCAATTGCTAAATCTTCTAAATGAGATAAATGTGTTTTTAAGTGTGCATCACTTTCTATTATTACTTTTTTTTCTTCTTGAATAAAATTTATAAAAGAGTTCATTTTTTTAATCTTTCGTAAACTTTTGCCATATCTTCCTTTGTAATCGGTGGTAAAAACTTCTTAAACAAATCAAAATTATTTTTGCTTAAAGCTTCTCTAGCTTTTGTCGCTGATGTTAATCTAGATACTTCTTTTTGATTTATACTCTTGACCTCTTTACCGCTAAACACAGATGCGTTTTGATTCTTAAAAAAGGCGCTATATCTATCTTGTGCATCTTCTTGACTAGCGTATAAATTTATTGAATAAGGTCCTTTAGTTTTCTGCTGTATCAAAGACACTACTTCCTGAGCTTTTGGATGAGGTGCTTGCGATCTGGGTGTGGGTGTAAATCTACCATTATTAAGAATATCTGCAATATGGTAAACCGCTAAAACAGGCGACCCTGAGGTTAGTATAAAATTAATATTTTTAGGTAAATATGTTTTGTACATATTCCATATATCTAGAGATTGTTGAGATGTAATATTATCCCTATCTATAGCAGATATAAGTACAAACACCATGTTATTCTCGAGACAGGCCTTTTTTACTGTATCAAAATGCCCTTTGTGTGGGGGTTTAAACGCACCAGGAAATACACCTATAGAGGTTTCCGCGGACTCGATTAAAAACTGTCTAAACGTTTTCATTTAGAGATTCTTCAGCGGTTCTTTTAAGCCTATCTTAGGCGCGCCAGCACTAATCTGATTTGCATAAATAAATTCGCCTAATCTTTCTTTTGGAATATAAACAAATACATCTGAATTAACTATAAAAAGACCAGTTTCAGGAAAAGTATTAAAAATAACGTTTGTCAATGCAGTACGTATTTCCTCCAGTCCTTGAGCTAAATTTAAACTTTTTATGGTTTGTTTAAACGAATCTTGATTAGTACATTTTTTAAACAGCCTGCATTGTTTTTGTGTAATGGACCTATCTATGTTTCTAGCTTCTTTTTCAAAAAAATCTTTTTCCTGCTGATCATCTGCATTTATTTTATAATTCTTCAATATTGTATCGTACAAATCTTTTATATTGGTATTGTTTCCGCCAGGTGTAGTAGTTGTAACAACATCATTTAATACGTCAGCAAACTGTTTTAACGAAAAAATTAATGCAGGCCGGAGTTTATAATGACCTAGCGCTAGTTTATCGCCTAATAAAATTCCTTGAGACAGCTCCACGTTTGACTTGCTAAGAATAGTATGTATGTATTTGTCTATTGTCCAGCCCTCCAGACGGTCTTGATACTGAGGTCCAACAGCTATTCGAGTAATAGGGTTTTTTATTATGGCATCGTTAATAGCGGCCTTACTACTATCATCCATAGAATCATATGCTCTTAACACTTCATCTAAAAATCCATTTACGGCGTTTATTACTTGTGTTGCTGCCTGCTTACCGTTAGTGCCTGTACGAACTGTTTTTGTTTTCTTACCTTCCTTATCAGTAACAATTTTAATTTCCTTAACTTCATAATGACCGCCATCTGGAGCTAAAACGTCAAAGCTAACCCCGGAACCCTGTATAATACTAAATGAACGTCTTTTAAATTCCGCAGCTTTATGGGCCTCTAACCGCCTAAGAGCATCATAAGAACTAACACCCCAAAATATACAAGCAAGACTATACTCACCTCTACCTACTCCGCCGTCTATTGTATTAAAAAGCTCAGTTGGGTTTGCAAGATTAAATTCTGTCCATTTGTACTGCCTGCCAGGCTCAAATGCATTGGTTTGTTCTAATAAAACTTGCCGTCTTGGTAGAGGCGGTATAGGCCTGAACATGACCTGTTCTGTATATAGACAGTTTAAACTCTTGTAGTCCACAAGTTATTTATGATTTATTCTTTAGGTTCAGTATTAACATCAATAGAATTCGAATACTTCTTCATTATATCGACTATAGAAGTAAGTACTTGTGAAGCATTCGTTTCGTTGATTTCAGGCAAATCTTTTAAGGCTTTTTCATCTAAATCGCCAGGATTCATAAAAAGTGCTTTTCTTAGCAATCTAACTAAAAAAACTTCACCTTCCGATGTAAGAGGGTTTTGATCGCTATCAGCTGGTTGTTCGGTCGGGACCGGTGGGGTTGCGGGCAGAGGTGCAGCGGCCGGGTCAGCAGAGGGCATTTGCTCTTGAGGTCCTTGCTCGTTTATCTCAGCAAGTTTTTTATTAATAATTTCTAGAAATTTCATTACACGCTAGGAGTTGTAGGCGTGGTTGGCGCTTGAGGTGTAGCAGCTTTTTGCAAATCTGTTACAACCTTAGTAATATTGTCAACTGCTTTAGAGCTAGCATCTGTTAGCTGCTTTTTAGCATCAGTAATCTTTTTTGTTACATCTGTTTTTAATTTTTGAACTTCAGGATCATCTTTAAGTACATCCATTGCTTTCATGAGAGCATTAACAACTCCGCCTGTAGGAGTCATGCCTGCAGCTGTGGTTGCAACGCTCTGTACGGTTTGAGCAACACTAGGAGTTGCGGGAGTAACCGCTGGAGTTGCGGTATATTCCTTTAACCATTGAGGCTTATCTAAACTAAGCTCTTCATACTTTGCTTGCAACATGTTTAAGAATTTCATCATCTATATTTATGTTATAAATAACCCTAGTTTCATATTAAAATTATTATCTATATCTGATGATGATGTAATATTGTACTTTACTAGCATTGCCTTTAACTTCTCTACATTAGGATGTTTCTTGGCCCTATTAAAGACCTTAAATACTTTTATTCTAGCCTCTTTGCCTTCGCCCTTGCAGCAATTTACAATAACCTCAAATTCAGCAATACTAATTTTTTCGTATAAATATGTAAGTGACAAT